GATAGAATTAATGAAGGTATTATGAAAGAAATTACTGGTGGAGACCCTATTCAAGGTAGAGCTTTGTTTAAAGATAGTCAAACATTTATTCCACAGTTTAAACTGGTAGTATGTACTAATACTTTATTTGAAATTAAAAGTAACGATGATGGTACATGGAGACGAATCAGAGTAGTAGAGTTTCTATCTAAATTTACAGAAGATCCAGTTGATAATGATCCTGATCAACCATATCAGTTTAAAGTAAATAAAAAACTAGAAGATAAATTTAAGAAATGGGCTCCTGTTATGGCCTCAATGTTAGTAGAAGAAGCAATTAAAAATAAAGGCAATGTTGATGATTGTAATATGGTATTAGCAAAATCTAATGAATATAGAAATAATCAAGATTATCTAGCTGAATTTGTTAAAGACAAAGTTGTTGAGAACAGTGAAGGTAAAATTAAGAAGCAAGAAGTTTATAACGAGTTTAAAGAATGGTTTACTTTACAACATGGTCGTAATGTACCAAAAGGTAGAGAGCTATTTCAATATCTTGATAAGAAATATGGTAAATATAAAAATGGTTGGTTCGGTGTAGAAATCCATTACGAGGAAGAACAGGAAGAATTTTAAGTAAAATTATTATTTAAATTTAAAAAAATAATTTTACATATTACTTGCATCATAATAAACATTTTTTGGTAGTTTACTAATTAATTTTTGTGTTAGTTTAATAAGTTTTATAACAAGATAGTCACCTACATATAACCATAGTACTAATGCTAACAAAACAAGACAATATACATATTTAAATGGTCTATCTATTTGCCACATCTTATTATAGAGAAATAATCCAGTAAATATAGCAAATATTAACCAGTATAACCCTATTAAAACTGTAACCCATGTATCTATAGTTTTAATTTGATCATCTTCATACCACACCTTCCGATCCGATGTTTTGAGAGAAGCTATACTATCTTTTATTTCTTGAGATAATTCAAAATTTTCAGAATACAGTTTAGATAAATACAAAAGTAAGTTTGTCTTATACCTTACAGCATTATCATATGAATCAATAAATAAATTTATTTCACCAATAGATCTATTATGATCTACAGTTTTTTTTGCAATTATTTTGTCTACTCTTTCAGATAATATTTTTGTTTCCTTTTTAATATATCCAGGTTGACCAAAGGCATAAGTATAATAATTTTTTCTTGCTGAGTCTAATTGTTCTGGTGCTGTTTTTTTATTTACTTGTTTATTTTCATATTTTTTTTTCAAGCGATTAGTCTCAGTATCTTTATAACAATCACTACCTGGACCACAAGATACAGATTCATTAGCCTTACTAATTAGTTTATTAACATCTTGTGCATTTTTCATAGTTAAATCTTGTGTGTTCTGAAATATTGATATGCGTTTTTGTTGATTATTAATTTGATCTTTTAAACTTTGAATTTCTGTATCACAATTTAATTTATTATTTGACATACTTATAATAAATTAATATTTTAAACTGAGGAAAATGTCCTAGAATTAGCAGAATATGGTTTTACTTCAGACCCATTCGTTTGACGATATGATACAGGGTCTTTACGGCTGCTAAAAGCGGTGTTACTAATTAATTTAGTAAATCCCTCTACACACTGTTTTTTACTATCATCAAAAGTCATTCCATCGGAGCAACATGCATCACCAATACATGTTCCTAGATCTTTACCTAAACCTTGTAAACTGTCTTCAGCACTATCAACAGTACCTTGAATCTGTTCTTTATCGTACTCATATACAGTAGGATCATTTGCAGCAGGATCCCAGTACCAATTATATTCATCAAAATTCATATTATCTCTACTAGATATGTCCCACCACATTCTACCACAATATAAAATGGCGATTATTAAAACAAGAGTCATTAACCCACCACCAATATTTTTTGGAATAATTTCTTTTTGCATCAAAACTGCTAAAATTAAAAGAGGGATACAAAACAATGTAATTGTTTTCATTAAATTTGCTTGAGCACCATACTTTTTACCATAGTATGTATTTATTTCTACCATGCGTAGACTGTTACTTTTCTCATCTTCTAAAGCCTGTAAAGTTTTTTTTGCATTATTAAGCTCATTCTCAATAATACCTGCTGTAGTCATTTGATTTACTAAATCATTTCTAGTTTCTGAGACATTTCCTTGTTCGTAAACATAAACATCTTTCAAGTTGTTAAATAAATTACTTCTCATAGCAGATAATTCATTAATTTTTTGAATAATTTGTTCTTGTTCTGGTTTGGTCAAAGATTTGTTGGCAACTCCAGTATCAAGTTTTGAATACATAGAACGTTCAAAATTTTGCAAGTCTTTGATACTATTCAAAGTTGATTGATGTCTACTTTTCAATTTTTGTAAATTTTCTTGAGATAACCCATATGGTGTTGAACCTGTCATTATATATATAATATGTTATAAGATAAATTATTATTTGCTAAATTAACTTTCTATTACAAGAACATTATTTATTAATATAAATGTCTCTAAAATTACACTATTATCTAGTTTATATTTTAATATACTCTCTGCTTCTATACTGTTTTTAGTTACATAAATAGTAGCAACAGGAGGCTGAATTTTCATTATTAAATTTAAAAGATAACGTATGTAAGTGTTAGGTATTATCATGATACTATATTTTAAATACTGAATATCATTATCTTTAAATTCTCTTATCAACATAGCTAATTTATAACAATACTTTATATCAGGTTTACTTAAATATGTAGTATCTATTTTAAAAATAAAAAAGTTTTTATCTAAATAAAATTGTCTCCAAGTTTCACTAAAACAATCAAAATCTGACTTAATATCCGATGTTTCGTCTGTTATTGAAACATTAATTATATTATTTATTATTTTTGTTAATATTTTCATAATAAAAATAATAAATATATATATTTAGTTAGCTTTACGGGTCATTTTCATTGCTATAGTTACAGCAATAATAGCAATTATTGTCCACATAACGAATTGAAAATTGTCAGAAACAACCTTAAGATCAGAATCATCTTTCTGAGCACCGGTAGTAACTATTGTACTAATATTTTTCTTTGTCTTAACATATGTTTGATTAAATTCCTCAATTTGGTTGTATATTTGTTCTCTAAGCAAAGGTTGAACTTTTTGTAATTCAATACTTTCATCAACTAATCTTTTCATTTCTTGTAACATACTCATTGCCTGTTCTTTTGCTTTACTAGATTCTGTTTGAGCAGTACAATAATCTTCATGCATTGCAGATGCAATACCACATGCTGAACATTCTCTCATCGCAGCACCAGACTTATAACTATTATAAGTAGATAAAGCAATACCTTCACTTTCTTTACCACATGTATCATTACTAGTAATTCTAGGATTCTTTATATAAATACTCCAACCTTGTGATGAAACTCTATTTTGTAATGTAGGAAATCCTTCACCAAAACATTGTTTTGCACCACTACCACTTTCACAGTTTTTCTTATAAAAAATTGCCTCACCACCACTATTAGGTGTAGTGAATAATGCTATATCTCCATCACCAGCAGCTATTTTTTTATACTCATCTAATGATTTTCCTGTTATTCTAGTACCACCTTCAGCTTCAATAGTATATCCGGGAACAGCTGTAAAATTAGCTCCTCCAGATATAAATTTATCGGGCCATTGTCTTCTGTCACCATCTACAGCATTTGATATAGTACCTAATGTAGTAACATCATTTTTATCAATTGTATATACAGCATTAGCCCATGGACCACCAAATGTTTTACCATCTTTTACAGCACAATTTGTAAAATTTTGTAAAACTCTGAATCGCCCTCCACTAAGGTAAGCAATATTTTTACCATTTTTACTGCATAAAAACTTGTTCTCGGTCAACCAACCTTGACCAGTACTCCATGTATCTCCTACATTATTATTAGATGCCATCCAACTTTTATTTGGAGTATCGCCAACTTTACCAGCAGTATTACTAGCCCACAAAGATTGATTTGTTTTGTCATAAAGAACTAAATTACCATCATTTTGCATTATCAATCTGTAAGGAGTTTTATCAGCACATGGTAGATCAGTACAATCAAGATTAGCCATTTTACCATTAGCTTCTTGGCTTAAATTAATTGATTTTGTATTTGTACCCCATCCACAATTATAGTTTGCATCAAATTTTTTAGCACAACCATAAGCAGGATCACCCCAACTTCCAGAACTAACTTGAACACTACCTTTTGATTTACCATTTAAAGAATTAAAATGGCTACTAGCATTTCCAGTATATACAGCAGATCTTCTTGATTTATATGGAATTCTCCACCACAAAAATTTTTTGTATTTTGTTTCATATTGACAATTCATACCATATGTTGCTGATATATTTCCAATTACAGGTTTCCAATAAGAACAATTAGATTCTTTTTTACCTATTTCTCCTCTGTACTCCCATTTTTTATTATAGAAAATAACAGCGCCATTATAAGCTGTATACATATAATATACATCACTTATCCCAGAGTCCCAAGTAGCATCTCCAGTATGATATGCCATATCAGAACCTATACTATTTGAATCACCTATGAAACACTGTCCCTCTGTTCCTGGAGTACTTGTACCCCAACCTTTACTACCCCAACCCATAGCATCTTGAATACCATAAGCAGTTTTACCTAAGTCATGAGCACGTTGAGCACATGCTTCATGAGTTTTCATGCCTTGATACATAGGTAAAACTCTTTTTGTAGAATCAACACGACAACCAGCACTTTTACCAATACCTTCAACATCGCCTGGATTGGCAGGATATTTATTAAATACTTGATTTTGATTATTATCGTCATTTACTAACTTAGTTGCTGTATCTGTACTGTTTTCTGCTGCTTTATTCATTGTATTTACAGCAGCATCAAAACTAGTTTGTAATTTCATTAATGTAGCAAGATCACTTTCATTTTTTTCTTTGGCTGTCATAGATTCAACAAAACCTTCAACAATAGCCTTATTTTTTCTTAAAGATGCTGCTCTACGTTTATCTTTATACTTGTTATACTGTTTTCCTTGATTATTAATGATATCATTGCTATATTCAGGGTTAGCCATAGGATGATGTTTTTTACTTTCTTCGGGTTTATCAAAAATATTATCAAATACCATATTATCTAATATATTTAAGAGATAAAAAAGTATATTTTAATTGGAATTTCTTGACATAACTTTGTAAGTTATTCCGGCTATACCTACTAATAAGACACTCATGCCTAAATAAAGTAGTTGATTAGCATCTTGTTGTAATCGCAAAGTTTCATTTTGACCTTCCATATCAGAAAGTTGTCCATCTAATTCTTCTATTCTTTGCCTATCTGCTAATAATCTTTTATTTTTTTTACTTATTCTCTCAAGTTCATATTTTGATTGCTCTTTATTATTAATACCTTTTGGATAAATTTTTACAGAAAGAGTATATATCTGTTGCATTAATGTTAATAACCTAGCATTTAATGCTTTTAATTGTTGAACTGTACTTACTCTAGATGCAACAATCATTCCAGTTTGACCACCTGGAGGGCTAGATAGTGTTTGACCACTAGCAGTGATATTTCCACCAATACTCAATCCACCTAATTTATGGGCTGAACATTGTTTACCATTATGTATAGTCCAGTCAAAAGGCCCTTTAGAAGATTCTTGTGCTAACTGATTACATTTATCAACAGTATCAGCATCATCAAGAGTATCCCAATTATTACCGGACCATCTAGCGTTTTGTGTAGAGGTATTTTCATATTTATTCCATTCAGGTTTTTCCCAACCATGATATTTATAATTAGTTTCAGTTGGAAATTGTCTTTCTAATGAAGGAAAATCTTCCCAACCAAAAAAAGGGTTCTCTAATTCAGCATCAACTTCAGCCCATATTAGATCAGCTGCACACATAGGATTAGATTCTACAATACCATTGCTACTCTTCATTCCACCGGCACTATTAGTAAATTTTTTACACTTATTTGGTGCACAATATGATGGTCCGGTATCAGACCACAATACATATTTACATTTACCATCGTTAGCACAACTTGCAAAACACTCATCTTTTGTAACATTTCCAGGGAATCTCTCATCAATACGAGCATCCATGTTATTTACTTCTACAGGGTATCTTGATCGCCACTCATATTGAACTTGCTGTCTAGTATATGAAAGATAAGTTTGATATGTACGTTGATACTGTTGCATAGTATTATCAAAATCAGATTCTAAAACTCGTAATTTCAAAATATCGTTATATTTTTTTTTAGGTATTTGTTTCTTAAATTCCTTTAATGGTAATTCAGGATTAATTTGTAAATTAGACATTATATAATATATAATTATATAATATCTATAATTATTTTGTTTTCATAATTTGACGGAATGTTATGCCTCCAATTGCTAAAGCAGTTAATCCCCATGCAATAAAAGCATAATTTTCTGCTGTATGTTTAAGTACACTATCATCTTGTTGTGCTGCTACAGTTACATAATTATTATCTAATCTTTGTAATGTTGTTCTATCACTGGATAAATTATCTAAATGAGAATTTATTTCACTTTTTTGTTTTTGTAATTCAGCATTCAAGTAAGCATCTGTTGTTTCTAATTTATCAATTTCTTGTACTAATTCTACAGCTAATCTCTCTAATTGTTTGTTAATCTTAACTAATTTTAAGTATAATTTTGGATCTACATCTAAGTTTCTACATACATCAGTAGATGTCATAGCACTACCTGATGGTATTGCATTATATTGATCATTTGTTAAAGATAGAGTTTCTCTATGACTACAATTTTTAGATCTGTTATTCCATATATCAGAAGAATAAACGTGTTTATATCCTTTAATATCAACCCATGCCATTTCTTTTGTTTCAGTATTTTGAATATTTTTTCCAGCGGCACCACATACTTGACCTACACCCATATCAGGTCCCAATTGAAATTTTGAGAGACCTCCATTATCTTTAATAGGATTAGAATGACAACTTTTATCATTAGCATTCCATGCATCTCTAGAATATTTATGTGTAAAACCATAATTATTGACATAAACTTGATCAGCATCAGTATTAGTTACTACTTTACCTAACATGTTCTTAGCAATACCTAAGTTATCTTGTTTATTTACAACTTCTTGATTAAGAAGACGTAAAGTACTACTATATTCTGATAGTAATTGTTGAAATTTTGTGTCTAAATTTTGAATACTTTTCATACTCTCAACGGATTGTGTATTAGTATTATTGTTAGAATTACTAGCAGACATAGATTCAATTACAGAACTCAATCCAGAAGTAGTACTTCTTTCTAGCAATTCATATCTGCTAGCATCTAAGTAATCTTTTTGATATCTATCATATTCTAATCCTTGTTTTAATGAAGGATCATTGCTACTATTTAAATTGAAAATACCTAAATCTTTGAATAAACTTTCCATTATTATATAATAGAATTAGAAAATGTATTTTATAATATATGCTCACCACGTGGAACTTTATATATTAAAACTCCAGTAGCTATAATTCCAATTACAACATTAAATATTGTAATTAGTTTTTTATTATAAGCTACATTTTTATCATCTAACATCTGTAAGGCCGCACTATCTAAACCTCGTAATGATTCTTCTTTCTTTGTGTTGATTTTTAATTGTTTTCGCTCCTGTTTTAAAATTGTTTCTAATTGAGATATAGTATCCCTTTCTGTATTTAATGCAGTTTGAACAGTATTTTTCAATAAAAATATGTTTTTTTTATTATCCTCTAACATATTCTTTTCTCTCAAAAATGCTGATTCAAGATCAGAAGAATCTTTGTCCAGACCATGAGCAATATAGAATCTTTTATAATCTGCTAAAAGTAAATGAAATCGTTGATCAACATCATTTAAGTCTTTTCTAAAAACTTTATTGTTGTTTTCTTCAGTTTCAGCTAATAATATTTTTTTAAATACTGGATTTACTAAATTTTGACTTGGCCATTTTCGTTCACTAGACATTTATATAATAAATTTTTATAAAAAATTATTATATTAATTTGATAATATTCTTATGCATTAATACAATACCTATAATAATCACCTTTTATTGCGGTTTTACTAGGCCTTGTAATATGTACAACAGATCCTGGTCTTAATCCTATACATAATGAAACAGGATCAAATCTAGATATTTCTGGGACTTGACTACTACTTGTAATGTTATACTTTTTCATAAAATTTGTTTGCTCTGTAACATCTAGTATACGATGTTCTGGTACATCATGATGTTTTAAAACGTTGAATTGTAATCTTCTTAAAGATAATATAATAACGAAGATATTATCATCAGCGTAGAGCTGTTTTAAATATTTTTTTAAACTATCATTTGGATCATCTTTTGATACAACAATTAAGGTATCATTTTTTTGCAAAATATTATCTAAATTGTATAAGTCTTCTACAAATTCATCAATATATTGTGGTCTAAGTGATTTCTTAAGATGATATTTTATATAAACTTTCTTTTTCTCTTCTTTATCAGTGTTTTCGTCAATAAGCATATCTAACTGATTATTAGATATCAATGCTAGTACCTCATTTATACTAAATTCAGAATAATCGCTTGTATTATATCCTTGATCTTGAAGATATTCTAACAAAATCTTCCTAGAATTATAAATAATTTGGGTTGTACCACTATGCGCAGAACTGTGTGACATGATTATATATTATAGAATTAAAATTTTAAATTAGATTCAATTTTATAATATTATTTATCTATTGATATGGATTTTTTTGAACTACTATCTCCTTCTTCACCATCTTCTGTTTCATTAGAAGCTACATCACTCAATATTGAAATTTTATCTTCAGTTTTTGCACTATCTACTGCACTAGTAACAACCTGTGCATTTTGTGAGTTATTATCAGTTGTTATTTTAATTTCAATAGGTTTGGCATCGGTTGTATTAGCTGCTTGTACAGTTTGTAGAACACTTTGAGCATTTTGAGCTTCTCCTAATTGTAAAGGACTTGGTGAACCTTGTTGTGGTGGACTAGTAGGATTGTATTGTGGACTAGTAGGATTGTATTGTGGACTAGTAGGATTGTATTGTGGACTAGTAGGATTGTATTGTGGACTAGTAGGATTGTATTGTGGACTAGTAGGATTGTATTGAGGACTAGTAGGTGCATATCCAGGACTATCTTCTCTCAAAATATCAATAGCCATCTGCCAATTATTAGGTTTATCTTTCAATAAATCTAGTTGTCCAATCATTGCTTGAGGTCTAATGTTATATTTAACTAAATCTGCACTATTCCAACCTCTTGGGAATGTACCTGGATTCATGTAATCATTATCTTCCAAGAACCATTTTTGTGTAGATCTTCCATTTTCATCTGTAATAATAGATTCATAATAGTCGTCCATACCACCTACATATCTCCATGATGCTTCAATTAAATCTTTATCTTTAATAGTCCATTCAGGAGAATAAGCCATTTGTGGTGATTCTGGATTATAGTCTGGTGATGGAGGAGAAAAATCTGTAATCTGATCTTTTGTAGTGATTAATTGAATACTCTGTTCTGTTTGTATTATACTATCAGGTAA